CCACGAATCTACAATGCAGAAAAGGGTACTTGAACACATATTATTGCCCTGTGTTGTTAGTGATATCCTCAAGTTAATACCCCTTTGAAACGTTTTGGTTTAATGCAATTCAAACCAGTTTCTAGAATGATGTCAGTTTTGATGTAATCAGCGTGACTCAGTCTATTCCGCATTGTGACACCACAGTTGAATCTTTTATCCTCAGCTGCATTGAGCGAGACGCACTTACCGCTGTAATGCGTGATACAATCTTCAACTTTGGTGATGCTTCCAAGAAAACACATAGCCAACTCAATCTTAATGGTGTCAGGATCAAATTTGATGTTATAAGCTGTGTTTTTGAAAGCTTGTGCATGCATTGGATTGATGTCATCCAATATTTCAAATTTCACGTGTCGTTTTACTTTACTAATTCTCATTAAAAATTCACTTATCTCTTTAAATAATGGCATTCCACAATACATTTGTTTATACATATAACCGAGACTATAATAATATTCACCTTTACAATGATTAAATTTGCTTTTCCTAAATATACCGATATTTTTCATGAGTTTATTTATGTTCTGAACATAAATAAATTTACCAGGTTGATATTGCATGAATTTACCGGAACAATATTCCAAATCATGATAATCGCATCGCTTAATTAGTTTTGCATCCAAACCAAAATGTGCGAATGTATCGACTATTTCTTTATCATCAGAATAACCAATGCAATTATCATCACCATCACAAATAAAATCACCATTCAACTTATTAACACGTATAAAATATTTGCAAGCAATATACATAAGTATTGTATTAAACAGTCCCGTGTCCATATCACCTGAACCTCTACAACCCCAAAATGAAAAATAAACGCCGTTAAATGTAAAACCACGTTTTTCCATTTTTGAAATAAAAATTCTTTTAATTTTAGAATAATGATTTGTTGATAGAAGCCTACGCCAAACACCCAGTTCAATATCAGCCAACAATTCAATTCTCTGGGTTGATTCATACTTAGAACAATCACCTTCGATCATAAATTTATTCAAAACATGGTCGAAGAACTGTTGACCTCTTTCTAGAAAATTTTTACCTTTGCTGATTTGTGGTATATGTAACATGGCTTCCTCCAATGCTGTAGTGTACTGCCCATACAATAAATTAAATTTAGTATTGCGCCCCATTATCATCCTTGGTGGTTTATTCTCATCATAAATTTCATTTTTAATGAAAGCATTAATGTTATTATCCTTCCAGATGTTGAAACCATTACGTAACACGTTTTTGCATGCATCATCATAACGACCACGTAATTTGCCTTTCTTATTGTCCATGAACTGAGATAATGATATCGGTCCATTAAAATGTGGTTTCAATAATGAAACCAAATCATCCAATATTTCATCCAATATTTTCTTATCAATATTGTAAACATTGGGAGTTTCCTTCAAATAACGATTGTGTAAGCCTACAACATCATTACATGAACAATTGGACATTATAA